TTACCCAATGGCCTACACCTTTTGCTTGGAATTATATGAGGTCACGACTACGTACTACTAAGAACAGTGGACTTGATCTTTATCAAAGGGGAACTACAAACCCCGGAGGTGCAGGTCATCAATGGGTTAAGAAAACTTTTGTAGACCCTGCACCGCATAATACTAGCTTTGACGCTACTGATCCAGAAACACAAGAAGTTATAGCTTGGCCTAAAGGACACTCAAGAGAAGGTGAGCCTTTATTTAAACGTAGGTTTATTCCTGCTACTTTGTTTGACAATCCTTATCTTGCTGATGATGGTATGTATGAAGCTAACTTACTGTCTTTACCTGAGCATCAACGTAAGCAACTGCTTGAAGGTAACTGGGATGTAAATGAAGGTGCTGCTTTTCCTGAATGGAATCGTAACATACACGTAGTAGAGCCTTATGAGATACCTAGTAGCTGGGCAAAGTTTAGGGCTTGTGACTATGGTTATGGTTCTTACACAGGAGTAGTATGGTTTGCTGTATCACCTGACGAACAGCTTGTAGTCTACAGAGAAATGTACTGCTCAAAGGTCATAGCTACTGACCTAGCTGATATGATCTTAGAAGCAGAAGAAGGTGAAAAAATTAGGTATGGAGTTTTGGACTCTTCTTTGTGGCATAATCGTGGTGATACTGGCCCATCTCTTGCTGAACAAATGATTATGAAGGGTTGTAGGTGGAGACCCTCGGACAGATCAAGAGGCTCTAGAGTAGCTGGTAAAAACGAACTACACAGGCGTTTACAGGTAGATGACTTTACAGAAGAACCTAGGTTAGTATTTTTTAACAGTTGCAGTAATGTAATAAGTCAAATACCAGCTTTGCCTTTAGACAAAAACAACCCTGAAGATGTGGATACACATGCAGAAGACCACTTGTACGATGCACTACGTTACGGTATAATGACACGACCAAGGAGCAGTCTATTTGATTTTGATCCATCTACACAAAACAGTGGGTTTCAAGCAGCAGACCCTACATTTGGATATTAAGGAAAAATAATGGAAGAAGACTATATTGAAAACGCTATGGAGTCTGAGCAATCTTCAGCTATTGAGGATGTAAAAGATTCTGCATATAGCGACCCTAAATCTGGCAATATCTTTAACTATGTTCAAAGTAAATATAGAAAAGCATCTGATGCTAGGGAAACAGAAGAAAATCGTTGGTTAAAATCTTATCAAAACTACAGAGGTATTTATAGCTCTGATGTACAATTTACTTCTACAGAAAAGTCTCAGGTATTTATTAAGGTTACTAAGACAAAAGTTCTTGCCGCATATGGACAGATTGTAGAAGTACTATTTGGAAATCATCGTTTTCCTATTAGTGTTGATCCTACTACTTTGCCCGAAGGTGTAGAAGAATCAGTACACTTTGAGTCTGATGACAAACTTAAAAAAGCTTTAGAAGCTTCTCCCGAAGATATGAAGTTAAAACCGGGAGAAACTACACCTCAACTGCAAGAACGTCTTGCGGGATTACAAAACAAGTTAGCTCCTGTAACAGACGATTTAAAAGAAGGTCCGGGAAAAACTGCTACTGAAATTACTTTTCATCCTGCAATGATTGCAGCTAAAAAAATGGAAAAAAGAATACACGATCAGTTAGAAGAGTCTAATGCTAATAAACAACTACGTGTAGCTGCATTTGAAGCTGCTTTGTTTGGTACAGGTGTTATGAAAGGACCATTTGCTGTAGATAAAGAATATCCTAGCTGGTCTGATTCTGGTGAGTACTCACCTAGTATTAAAACAGTTCCTCATACAGCCAGTGTTTCTATCTGGAACTTCTACCCTGACCCAGATGCTGCCAATATGGACGAGGCAGAGTTTGTAATTGAACGTCACAAAATGTCTCGTAGTAAAATGCGTGGTTTAAAACGCAGACCTTTCTTTAGAAAGAATGCTATTGATACTGCTATCTCTTATGGTGAAAACTATACAAAAGAGTGGTGGGAGCAAGTAATGGAAGATGATACTCAAGAAGCAAGAGCAGAACGTTTTGAGGTTCTTGAGTTTTGGGGTATGATTGACACAGAAATGTTAAAAGATCATGATATTGATGTGCCAAAAGAAATGAAAAACTTAGATCAAGTTAGCGTAAACATTTGGACTTGTAACAACCAAGTGTTACGTTTGGTTATGAATCCTTTTACTCCTTCTACTATTCCATACTACGCTGTTCCTTATGAGCTAAATCCTTACAGCTTGTTTGGTGTAGGTATTGCTGAAAACATGGATGACACACAGACCCTAATGAATGGGTTTATGCGCATGGCTGTAGATAATGCTGCACTGTCAGGCAATATGGTAATAGAAGTAGATGAAACTAACCTAGTTCCGGGACAAGACTTAAGTGTGTACCCCGGAAAAGTCTTTAGACGTCAAGGGGGTGCGCCGGGACAAGCAATCTTTGGCACCAAGTTCCCCAACGTATCTAACGAAAACATGCAGATGTTTGACAAGGCCAGAGTTCTAGCTGATGAATCTACGGGTTTTCCTAGCTTCGCTCATGGTCAGACAGGAGTTCAAGGTGTCGGACGTACAGCTTCTGGCATTAGTATGCTCATGTCTGCTGCTAATGGTTCTATACGGAATGTAGTTAAGAATGTAGATGATTATCTCCTAGGTCCATTAGGTAAAGCATTCTTTAGTTTTAATATGCAGTTTAACTTTGATGAAGATATCAAAGGTGATCTTGAAATTAAAGCACGTGGTACTGAAAGCCTGATGGCTAACGAAGTACGTAGTCAACGTTTAATGCAATTCCTTGGTGTGGTACAAAATCCTGTACTAGCTCCTTTTGCTAAGATGGATTACATCATACGTGAGATTGCTAAGTCTATGGACCTTGATCCTGACAAGCTGGTTAATAACATGGGTGATGCTGCAGTACAGGCTGAGATACTTAAAAAGTTCCAAGCAGAGAATCCAGAGCCACCTAAACCACAAGCAGGACCACCACAGGCAGGTCCACAGAAGCCACCAGCGGGGGCACAGGTACAAGACACCCAAGGTAGCGGTGGGGGTACCATAGGAACAGGCTCGGTGCCTACACCGGGAGAACAGGGCTTCTCAGCTAATAAAGGACCAATGCAGTGAGTTTAAAACTACTGGTAAACAACAAAGAAGCATGGGATGCTTTTGAAGCAGAACTAGATGAGCGTATTCAGGCAAGTTACAAAATGTTTTCTCAGTCAGACGAAGAGCATGTAATGTATAGGCTGCAAGGTCAGGTACATGCCTTGAATGCACTAAAGCAACTTAGACTAAAGGTTAATGCAAATGGCTAAAGATCAAACAGAAATGGCTTTTATGGAAAATGCAGATGAAACAATAGACCCAGTATCAGGTAATGATGTACCTCCCGGTTCTCTACCAGAGGAAGTACGGGATGACATTGATGCTAAACTTAGTGAGGGTGAGTATGTTGTTCCTGCTGATGTTGTTCGTTATTACGGTGTAAAGTTTTTTGAAAATCTTCGTACAAAAGCAAAACAGGGCTTGCAACAGATGGATGAAGATGGTAGAATAGGTGGTGAGCCTACTTCAGAAATGTTTTTGCCTTTTGATGTGTCTGAGTTAGAAGTAGAAGATGAAAATGGCGTTCGTATGGCCGTAGGAGGTTTAGTTCCCGGATATTATGTTGGAGGAGGAGTAGGCTCTAGTTTTGGTGGTGGGTACGGGTATGGAGACCCTTTTAAAACACCTACTGTTGTTAAACCACCTGAACCTGTTGCTCCTGTTACTCCGGGTGTTCCTAGTACTGGTTCATACGTAAGAACTTATTACGATAGATACGGTAATCCTGTTTCTATAATGTTTATTAATGGACAACCTCAACAGTCTTTGGAGGGATTAACTACAAGTAATCCAGATAGAACAGATACTGTACAAGAAAATCAAAGGTTTGAGGGTGCAAAGTTAAATGATTTGGGACAACCTATTGATAAAGATGGTAATATTATTACGGCTTCTAGTTCAGGTGGATTTAATCTTCCCTCTTTTGGATTTGGTACTAGTGCAGCAGAAGAATTTGATTATGCAAAAACTTTAGCAGATGAAACAGATTTAGATCGTTATAAAAAAATAGGAGCTTATGCTTCTGGGGAGTTAGCTAAAAATAAACCTTCTCTTCTTGGCAGAATTGGACAAGCTTTAATTGGCGTTGGTGTAGGTACAATTGCTGGACCTGCTGCTGGTCTAATAGCAGGACAAGCCTATGGAATAAATAAAAACCAACAAAACATAGCTGATGCCCAACTTTCTTTAAAAGTATTGGAGTCTCAGTATACTGGTAAAGATATTAATGCTACTGGTGCAACTGTAGGGTATAAACCTGATCCACCCGAATCAAAAAACGCAGCAATTAAATCAGCTTATGATGCGTTAAAGGAAGAACTAGAAAATATTGCAGATCAAAACCCAAGTTTTTTTAAACAAGCAATGGGACTTACTGCACCCGATATAGACGCAAGATTTAAAAAACTAGGCCTTAACCAAAAAGCTATTACAGCAGATGCTATAATAGCAGAAAATCAACAAGGAGTAAAAAGTGCAGCAGAATTAGCTCAAGATGCAAGATTAGGTCTAGCAAAAACTAAGTGGGCAGGGCAACCTAAAAAAAATGTAAGCTGGAACCAAACTGGTCCAACTAATGAAACATATGAAAAGTATGTTAATATAGGTAGGCAGTCCGAAAGAATTACTGCTAGAGGTCAGGTTATGCGTACTCAAGCAGATGCATATAATCAAAACAGAGCTGATGATCAGGCTGCTGGTGCTAAACGTGCTGGTGAAAGGGCTGCTGCAAGAAGAGCTGCTAATAGTCGGGATGGTTATACAGATAAACAGGGTAAAACTCATAGAACTGGACAAGATGCTGTAGATGCATTTAATAGGGATAACGCAGACGATATTAGAACAAAGTATGGTGGTAATAAACAGACAGATAGTAATGGAGAAAACTCAGGATGTTTTTTAACAACTGCTATAGTAGAACATCGCGGAGAATCTGATGATGGACCTACTTTAACAAAACTTCGTCATTTTAGGGATACTTATCTAGTTGACTACCCAGAAGAAATAAAAAAATATTACAATATTGCACCTAAGATTGTTGCGGCAATACCTAAGAATAACCCTGAATGGGATTGGGTAGGTACACAGATTGACTCTGCTATTCAAGATATAGATAATAACATGCCAGATAAAGCCCATAAAACTTATAAAAATATGGTGTTAAAACTAGAAACAAATTGGTTAAATTAAAGGAACAAACTATGGAAATTGATTTTGCAGAAGTATCTGATAACTATATGGCACTACCAGAAGAAGAAAAGAATATAGTGCGCGAAGGAATGACAGGGCCAATGGGAAATATTATTGGTAAGGTATTTGGGCCAGAATTTATGGAAGGAATAGGAACTTTTGCTGCTCCCTCTACTCCCGATGCTATGGTTGCCCCCACCCCAAGTCCTACAACTACCCCTAAACCAAAGAAACGTACAATGGCTCCAACAATGCCTCAACAACAACCACAAGCTAAACCACAAGGATTGGCTGCACGACCACAACGATAAGGCTACCCAGTTACGACTGGCCCCAACATAAGGAAATAAAATGCCTGAACTAACTACAATGGAAACACCTAAGACTGCAGGGTTTGTAAACCCTAAACACAATAACCGTAATCGTAAACGTATTGAACAAGAAGAAAAAGAACTAGAAGAACTTCTAAGTCCCAAAGAGGAGCAAGAAGTTGAAGCCAAAGAAGATGTTTCTGACGCACCTGCAGAGGTCAAGGAAGAAGAAACAGAAAACCTCAGTCGGGAAGAAAAGTCTTTCAAGAAACGCTATGGTGATCTACGTAGACACGCAGCGGAGAAAGAAAAAGAATACAAGGAACGTCTTGAAGCCCTAGAACATCGTATGGCTAACGAGACTATTATTCCTCCCAAGTCAGATGAAGACATTGCTGAATGGGCTAACAACCACCCTGATGTAGCCAGTATAGTTGAGACTATTGCTGCTAAAAAAGCACAGGAAATGTTTGACAAAGCGGATAGCCGCTTAAAAGAACTAGATGCTATTAATGTTCAAGCATCACGTAAAACTGCAGAGAATCAAATTCGTGAGGTTCATGCTGACTTTGATGACTTAAGAGACTCAGACACATTTCATGACTGGGTAGAAGAACAACCTAAGTGGGTACAGGATGCACTGTATGAAAATGCAGAAGATGCTCGTTCAGTAGTACGTGTAATTGATCTGTATAAATCAGACAAGGGTATGACAAAAGAAGGTAAGAAAGCTAAGACTAAAGCTGCTGCCTCTGCTATTGTTAAAAGTTCTAAGGCAGAACTAGACGCAGACGAGACTCAAGGCTCTATTAAAGAATCTGATGTTAAGCGTATGACAGCCCAAGAATTTGAAAAACGAGAAGAAGAAATTACTAAAGCAATACAATCTGGTAAATTTATTTACGATATATCAGGTTCTGCGCGTTAATACCTATTGACAAAAGTATTTTTGTCAGTATAACTAGGGGTATAGTAAAAAGAAGCCACCATTATGGTCTACCTTCCCTACTAACCCCAATCAAACTAAACAAAAAAAGAATAAGACTTACCTGTTTAAGTATAGGCCCGGATTTCCGCACCCTAGAAAATTACAGCCTCTTATGTTTTGTGTTTAGCTCACAAAGCCTACACTTTATAGGAGGATTAATTATGGCTTTTACAACAGCAACAGGTTATGGGAATTTACCGAATGGTAATTTTAGCCCTGTAATCTATTCTAAAAAAGTACAACTTGCTTTCCGCAAGAGTACTGTATGTGGTGATATCACCAACTCTGATTATTTTGGCGAGATTGCCTCACAAGGTGACACCGTTAAAATCATCAAAGAACCAGAAATTTCTGTTTCGCAGTATGCACGTGGCACAAATGTCACTGCGCAAGACTTGCAAGATGAAGATTTCTCGTTAGTCATTGACAAAGCTAATTATTTTGCTTTCAAAATGGATGACATTGAAGAGGCTCACAGCCACGTCAATTTCATGGACCTTGCAACAAGTCGTGCTGCATACCGTCTAGCTGACAATCATGACCAAGAAGTTCTTGGCTATATGTCTGGTTACGCACAGTCTGCTAATCACAGTGCCGCTGGTGCTTTGAATACAACTGTTAATGGCACTAAAGCAGTGTCAACTGCTGGTTCTAACGAACTGCTTTCCTCTATGCAACTGCATAAGGATGACTTTGGCAACATTACTACAAGCTCCGCAGGAACACACTCTATTCCTCTGGCTGCACGTTTGCCCGGTGCTACTGCACTTCCAACTGCTACGGCTTCACCAGCAATGGTTGTTGCTCGTATGGCTCGTTTGCTTGATCAACAGCAAGTTGACAAACAAGGACGGTGGATTGTAGTTGATCCAGTATTCATGGAAATTCTTGCTGATGAAGATTCACGCTTCATGAATGCAGACTTCGGTGAATCAGGTGGACTGCGTAATGGTTTGGCACTTAATAACTTCCACGGTTTCCGTGTGTATTCCTCGTCTAACCTGCCATCGGTAGGTACTGGACCCGGAACTAGCGGTTCTGCCAACCAACTGACTAACTTCGGTGTTATTGTAGCTGGTCATGATTCTGCTGTAGCAACTGCCGAGCAGATTAACAAAACAGAAACATATCGTGACCCTGACAGCTTTGCTGACATTGTTCGTGGTATGCATCTATACGGTCGTAAGATTCTTCGTCCTGAAGCAATCGTTACAGCCCGTTATAACGCAGCTTAAGGGAGTAATATAATATGGCTACTTATGACATGACTTCCAGTGATACTGCTGGCGTTGGGGCAAATGTTCTTGCTGTTCCAACAAATGTTGGTAATACTGTACGGACCATTGAAGCAATCTTAGACATTGACGCAATGGTAACTGCTGGTTACTCTGGTGCAGATGGGGATATCTTTCAACTGTTAGAAATTCCTGCTGAATCAGTTATTGTTGCTGCTGGTGCAGAAATCATGAAGTCCTTTACGGCTTCTTGTACCTGTAATATTGACTTCGCTGGTGGCGATGACATTATTGACGGTGCTGCATTAGATGCTGCTGCTGGTACATACCTTGCAAAAGGTACTAACGGTGAAGCTAACGTTGTTAATACAGGCGCAGCTTCTACGTTTGCTGCTGCTGCTCTGGCATGTGTTGGTGCTGCTGATACCATTGACGTTGTTGTTGCTGGTGCTGCACCCGCTACTGGACGCCTTCGGGTATACGCAGTAATTGCAGACGTTTCAGCCGCAATGACTGAGGCTGCTGTAGCACAGCGTGACCAAGTATAATAAACCTATATACTTTGGGGCTGGCTATATGCTGGCCCCATTGGTGTATCAAGTTTACAGAACAAAAAACTCTTGGTATAATTTTAAGGGATTGTAATGGCGTATACGTATTTAGATATTACTAACGAAGTCATTGCTCGTTTTAACGAGGTTCCTCTTACATCCTCTAACTTTATTGCAGCTAGAGGGTTTCAAATACAATGTAAAAATGCAGTAAATGATGCTATTGATTATATTAATACAAGTGAATTTAGTTGGCCTTTTAACCACGACACACAGACAGACACTTTAACTGCTGGTACTACAAGATATACTATTCCTACCACTGCAAAGCATGTAGATTACGATACCTTTAGACTTGTTAAGGATACATCTTTAGGTGCTTCTGGGGGTAACTTAAGTTTATTAGACTATAAAGAGTATCTAAAAAACTATATCACACAAGAAGATCAGGCAGATGTCGGTGGCGTACCACGTAATGTGTTTAGAACTCCTGACAATAACTATGGTCTATACCCTTACCCAGATAAAGCGTACTCTTTAAAGTACGAATACTACTCCTACACAACTGCTATGTCAGCGGCTACAGACGTTCCTGCAATACCTGAACAGTACAGAGCTGTTATAGCAGATGGTGCTACAGCATATGGCTATCAGTATAGAGGAGAATCACAACAGTTTCAGTTAAACTTTCAAAGGTTTGAAGCTGGAATAAAAAATATGAGAAGTTTATTAGCCAACAGAATGGATTATGTAAGTTCTAGTATGATTACACGGTCATCAAAACCTGCAAGTTTATTTGGTTAAGGATTAACTATGGCAGACGAATCAGGTCTTAATCCTTTTATCTTTCCTTGTCAGGGTGGGTTGGTACTTAACCGATCTACTTTTACTATGGAACCGGGGCAAGCTTTTGAGTTACAAAACTTTGAGCCTGACATTAAAGGTGGCTACCGTAGAATAAATGGCTATGCTAAATGGAATGCTAATATAGTTCCACAGACCGCTGCCTCTACTGAAAAAGTATTGATGTCTGCTTATCATAATGGAGAGATTATTGCTGCTAGAGGTACTAAAGTTTTTAGAGCATCTAATGCAACTACGCTTCTTAATGGTGCAGTAAACAGTTCAGTTACCACTCTTACAATAGATAGCACTACAGATTTTAGTACAACAGGTACAATCCTTATCGGTACAGAGCAGATTACCTACACAGGTAAAAGTGCTACACAGCTTACTGGTTGCACACGTGGGGCTAACAGTACTTCTGCTGCTGCACACTCAGACAATGCTGCTATTTCTCAGTACTGGACTCAAATAGACACAGGCCGTACAGGTGCAGAAAAATATAATTTTTACAGGCAAACTTTAGCTGGCACTGATACTATTATATTTGCGGATGGA